CCTCCGGTAACTTAGGGATTGGGACGAGTTCGCCTAATGACAAACTGACAGTTGCATCAGACAACTACCTGTCATTTCAGACATCAAGCACAACTTTCAACTCTGGCCGTGTTGCAAGAATTGGTGGCGTGTCTGTTGGTTCTGGCAATGGTTATTTGGTGTTTGAAACGTATCAGGGTGGTAGTGGTGGCGGCGAACGCGCCCGTATCACCAGCGCGGGTGAGTTGCTGGTGGGTGGCACAAACGTCAACCCGTGGGCTGACACCACGGGAACCGGAACGACTGCAATTTGGAAGAACCGTTTGTTTGTTTCTTCTGATTCTGATTGCGGGTCTTTTAATAGGATTGGTTCAGACGGAACTATTTACTATTTTAACCGTTCTGGTTCTAGTGTCGGCACAATCTCTGTCACAACAACAGCAACTGCCTACAACACCTCATCAGACTACCGCCTGAAGAATGTCACTGGCCCGATAAAAAACAGCGGTGCATACATTGATTCCCTTAATCCGGTAGAGGGAACGTGGAAAGCAGATGGTTCTCCGTTTGTTGGTCTTATCGCTCATGAAGTGCAGGAAGTGAGTAGGACACAAGTAGTCACTGGAGAAAAAGACGGAGAAGAAATGCAAGGTATGGACTACTCAAACGCAGAGATAATCGCCAATCTGATTGCTGAAGTAAAGTCCCTCCGCTCCCGTATCGCAGCATTAGAAGCTCAATAAAGGAGAAACAAATGGAAACTCAGTTCACATGGACAATCGAGCAAATGCAATGCGCCGTTCAGCAGGATGGCGAGTCTGATGTTGTAATCACTGCCCACTGGCGGTGTAATGGGGTATTTGCTGATACCTACGGAACCGTTTATGGTTCTTGCGGATTCACTTATACCGGCGGTGATTTCACCCCCTACGACCAACTGACTCAAGACCAAGTCTTGGGCTGGTGCTGGAATAGCGGTGTGGATAAAGATGCTACCCAACTTGCCGTAGAGCAGCAGATTCAGCAACAGATTGCACCGACTGTTCAAACCTTGCCGCTGCCGTGGGCTGCGTGATGAATTATCTGAAATCCAAAACCATCTGGTTTTCCGTCCTGATTGCTGTGGGCGGGATTCTGGAACAGTCTCAGTCAGTTGTGACTCAGCTAGTCGGCCCTGCTAATACGGGTTTGGTGATGCTGGTCATTTCTGTCGGAGTAGCAGTACTGCGTATTATTACTACGCAGCCTATCAACCAAAAGTAAGGAGAAACTGAGATGGGTAAAAACGAAAAGACCCCTATCAGCATCGATGGTGTTGAGTATCAATTTGAAGATATGACGCAAGAGCAACAAGCACTCGTTAATCACGTGGCGGATTTAGACAGGAAACTGGCTTCCGCAAGGTTTAACGTAGATCAGCTTCAGGTTGGACGCGATGCTTTCTTTGGATTGTTAAAAAACGCTCTGGAGAAAAAAGAAGAAAAAAATGACTCCTGAGTTACAAAAGTATTATGAAGACAGGTTTTCCATGATGGCAACAGAAGGATGGAAAGACCTTGTTGAAGATATTGATAATATGATATATGCTTTGAACAATATCTCACTTATTGAGAATGATTCTCAGTTACAGTATAAGAGAGGTGAACTTTCTATACTTACCTGGTTAAAGAATCTTAAACAAATAAGTGAAAGAGCATACGAAGATTTAAGCGAAAAATGAAACGTATTTATGAATTCGCCTGTGAAAACGGGCATAAATTAGATCGCTACGTTGAATACCAACAGAATAGCGTTCTGTGTGACTGTGGCGCGACAGCTTCGCGCCTAATCTCTGCTCCGTCCTTTAAGTTGGAAGGATGGTCTGGTCATTTTCCCTCTGCTCATGGCAGATTTGATCGGATTCATCGTGAAAAGTTAAAGTCGGAGCAGAAAGCTAACTCTTAACCAATTATTGGCGAGTTAATCTCCTACAACCCATAGCGGCAGGAAAGGTATAAAAAAATGTTAGTTGATACTGAAATTGATACGATTGATGAAAAAGAACCAGTTAAGTTGGAAGAAACCGTAGAGCAAAATTCTAATGAAATCCCTGAGAAGTATCAGGGCAAGTCTTTGGATGACATTATTAAAATGCACCAGGAGGCTGAAAAGCTCATTGGGAAACAAGCTCAAGAAGTCGGTGAAGTCCGCAAACTTGCTGATGAACTCATTAAACAGAATATCAATAAGAATCAAGAAAACATCCAGCAGCAAGAGCCTGAAGTAGATTTCTTTGAAGACCCGAAAAGAGCTATTCAGAATACTGTAGATCGACATCCTGATGTTTTAGCTGCAAAACAGGCCACGTATGAGTTTAAAAAGATGCAGATTCAACAAAAACTCAGCAAAGACCATCCTGATTACGTTGACATTGTTCAAAACAATGACTTTGTTAATTGGGTTAAAGAAAGCCCTGTACGTCTTGGGCTTTACGCTAAAGCAGACGGTGAGTTTGATTACGACAGTGCTAATGAATTGTTATCCACCTATAAAGCGTTGCGTTCAATTAAGTCAAAGCAAACGGAAAACGATGGTAAAGAAGTCCGCAAGCAAAGCCTTAAAGCCGCATCCGTTGATACCGGTGGTTCTGGAGAGTCTTCGCGTCGAGTCTACCGTAGGGCTGACCTGATCCGTTTAAAAATGACTGACCCTCAACGATATGAAGCTCTCAGCGATGAGATCATGAAAGCATATCAAGAGGGCAGAGTTAAATAATCTAAGGAGAATTAACTATGGCTTTCCCTACCCCAGCAGTAACCACTACCACCGCAGCAACCTTCATTCCGGAAATCTGGAGTGATGAGATTGTGGCCGCTTACAAGAAAAACCTTGTTGCGGCCAACCTGGTCAAACGCATGAACTACAAAGGCAAGAAAGGTGACACCGTTCACGTTCCTTCGCCGACCCGTGGTTCGGCCTCGGCCAAAGCTGCTTCGACCGCTGTTACCCTGATTGCCGCGACGGAATCGGAAGTGCAAGTCCTGATCGACAAGCACTACGAATACAGCCGCCTGATCGAAGACATCGTTGAAGTTCAAGCCCTGTCCTCGCTGCGTTCGTTCTATACGGAAGACGCTGGCTACGCTCTGGCTCGTCAAGTTGATACCGACCTGATCCGCCTGGGTCGCTCTTTCAACGGCGCTACCGTTGGCACGAACGACTACGCTACGTCGAATTCCTCGACCAAAGCGTACATCGGTTCGGATGGCACGACCGCGTACAACAGCACGACCTCGAACGCAGCTGCTCTGACGGATGCTGCTATCCGCCGCACGATTCAGCGTCTGGATGACAACGACGTTCCGATGGATGGTCGTTTCTTCATCATCCCGCCGTCGAGCCGCAACACGCTGATGGGCCTCGCTCGTTACACTGAGCAAGCGTTCGTTGGTGAGGCTGGTTCCAACAACACCATCCGTAACGGTGAAATTGGCAATCTGTACGGTATGCCCGTGTTTGTTACCTCGAACGCCGACAGTGGCGCTGGTAACGCCGGTGCTGATCGTATCTGCCTGATGGGTCATCGTGACTCGATGGTTCTGGTTGAGCAAGTTGGTATCCGTTCGCAAACCCAATACAAACAGGAATATCTGGCTACGCTGTACACCGCCGATACCCTGTACGGTGTTAAGGCTATGCGTACGTCTGCCAGCTCTGGTGTGGCTACTTCTAGCTCCGCCTACGCTCTGGCTGTTCCGGCGTAATTAGTTGGAGGGGCTATCGAAAGGTAGCCCTTCCTTCTTTTGAGAGGGAAATATGGCTCTTTATAAATGTCTTCAAAGTGGTAATACGGTAGAGTTTGTTCTTCCCCACGATATTGAATCAATGAAAGGACACGCAGGTTATGTCCGTATTGATGAAGAAAAGCAAGAACCACAGGAAAGGGTAAATATCCCTTTTTTAGCTCCTAAGAAGAAAATGGGGAGGCCAAGTAAATCATGAAACAAAATAAAAAGTTAAAGCCTGTTCCTAAAGGTTATCATCGGATGCCTGATGGAAGTGTTATGAAAAATAGCTCTCATAAAACACGCAAAAAGGTAAATAAATGAAAGCAACCAAAGGTCAGAAGAAAGTAGCTAAAGTCATGCGGGAATATAAGGCCGGAAGTCTACATTCTGGAAAGAAAGGCCCAGTTGTTAAATCTAAGAAACAAGCTGTAGCTATTGCGCTTTCTGAGGCTGGAATGGCTAGGAAAAAGAAATGAAGGGTCTTTACGCAAATATCCATGCCAAAAAAGCAAGGATCAAAGCCGGTAGTGGTGAAAAGATGCGTAAGCCTGGAACTAAAGGCGCTCCTACTGCCGCCGCTTTTAAAGCCGCTAAAAAGACAGCAAAACGAGGTCTCAAATGATTAAGCGTGGCAAAGAGTCTTTCTCTGGATTTAACAAACCAAAGAGGACTCCAAATCACCCAACTAAAAGCCATGCTGTTTTAGCTAAATCTGGTGATACTGTTAAATTGATTCGTTTTGGTCAACAAGGTGTATCTGGCTCTCCTGCAAGACCTGGGGAGTCGGAAGCAGACAAAGCTAGGCGCAAATCGTTCAAAGCGAGACACGCCGAAAACATTGCAAAAGGTAAGCTATCCGCGGGTTGGTGGAGCTCAAAGGTTAAGTGGTGATTTCCTTTTGATTTATGGTATTCTCTGCAAAACCTCTAGGTGACAACCCGCATCGGGCCTCCTTACTGATATTTAAGGATTTCTGATGCGGGAATATTCTGTAGGCGCAACCCCAACAGCAGGATCTACATCGACACTGTACACGGTGCCGACGGGGTATCGTGCGCTATGGAATCTTTCTTATCTTCATAATACCAGCGGCAGCACAAAAACTTGCACTTTGTCGTGGTATGACTCAAGTGCGTCCGCAACGTATGACATTCTTAGTTCATACAGTTTTAACTCCAAAGACTATCTAAAATTTGATGGTGGAGCTTATGTTGTATTAGAAGAAGGCGATCAAGTAAAAGTCACACCTGAAGCTGGAAGTACTTTTACTGTGATTTTAACCTTCGTTGTTAAAGGAAATCAAAGAGAATGAGCAAAACATACTTACAAGCGGTTAATGATGTTCTGGTCAGGCTCCGTGAAGTCCAGGTATCTACCGTTACGCAAACGTCTTACTCTACTCTTATTGGTAAGTTTGTAAACGATGCGAAACGCCAAGTAGAAGATGCGTTTAATTGGAACGCATTATTTACCAATGTAACAGTAACCACCTCTGCTGGAGTTAGTGCATATTCTGTTACAGGTAGCGGTAATAAATTCCGTGTCTCTGATGCTATCAATGTAACATCAGAGATTCCTCTGCAAAACATTTCATTTGCTGAAATGAATCGGTATTTGAGCTTTGGTACTCCTGCTCAGAATATCCCTACTTACTATGCTTTTAATGGTGTAGACGGAAGTTACGACACAAAAGTAAACGTATTCCCTGTCCCTGATAGTGCTTACTCGCTTAAATTCTCTCTGATTATTCCTCAAGCGGAATTATCTTCAGACTCTACTGTTATTAAAGTGGCTGATGATCTAGTAATTCAAAATGCCTACGCTAGGGCTTTAGTAGAACGTGGTGAGGACGGAGGACTTAACAGCTCTGAGGCTTACGCTCTTTATAGACAGATGCTGTCAGATTACATTGCTTTAGAAGCCACTCGTTATCCTGAATCTCAAGAGTTTATTGCTATCTAATGGCGCAACCACTTCAAATCTTTGCTATCGCAGCACCAGGGTTTTTTGGATTAAATACCCAAGACTCTCCTTTAGACTTAGCTGCTGGTTTTGCTCTAAATGCGACGAATTGTATTATTGACCAATATGGCCGCATTGGATCAAGAAAAGGTTATACAAAGGTAAACTCCAGTTCTGGTTCTTTAGGTTCTAACGAAGTTCAAGCATTACACGAACTTATTGAATCTGATGGTACGTCAACAGTTTTATTTGCTGCGAATAATAAATTATTCAAACTCAACTCTAGTAATGCTGTCGTTGAGCTTACTTACGGTGGCGGTGGTTCTGCCCCTACTATTTCTGCGAATAACTGGAGTATTGCGACATTAAACAATATCGCATACTTTTTTCAGACAGGACATGACCCGTTAATCTACGATCCTGCTGTAAGTAATACAACATATCGTAGAGTCTCTGAAAAGACTGGATACTCCGGTACAGTTCCTAGTGCGAATATCGCTTTAAGTGCTTACGGTAGATTATGGGTAGCTAGTACTTCTACCGATAAGGTTACGCTTTATTTCTCAGACCTTCTTGCTGGACATATCTGGAATACCGGAACCGCTGGAAGTCTTGATGTATCTAGGGTTTGGGGTGAGGGTATAGATGAAATCCAAGCCCTTGCATCTCATAACGGATACTTGTTTATCTTTGGCAAGAATCAGATTCTTGTCTATAAAAACGCCACGACTCCTGCTGACTTGGTCATTGATGACGCAATCATAGGTACAGGATGTATCGCTAGAGACAGCGTTAAGTCTATTGGTACTGATGTGTTATTTTTATCAAATACTGGTATTCGTTCTTTACTTAGAACTATTCAAGAGAAGTCACTTCCATTCCGCGATCTTTCCAAGAATGTGCGAAATGACTTAATGAATATTGTCTCTAATGAAGATTTAACAAAGATTAAATCTGTATTCTCTGAGAGAAACGCTTTTTATCTGATTACTTTACCCTCTGTAAAACAGATTTATTGTTTTGATACTAGAGGTCAGTTACAAGACGGTTCCTCCAGGGTTACTGTTTGGAACTCTATCGACCCTAAAGCTCTTTACTCCAAAGCAAATGGAGATTTGTTATTCGGTAAGACTGGTTATGTAATGAAATACACCGGATACCAAGATGATGGTTCTTCCTACAGGATGCAGTATTACACCAACTACGCAGACTTAGGTAACGTATCTCAGACCTCTGTACTTAAAAGAATCTCTATTGTTGTTATTGGCGGAACTAATCAATACGTTACTTTTAAATGGGCTTTTGATTTAAGTAGTAATTATTTATCAGATAACGCACAAATTCCAACACAAGGTATTTCTGAATACGGTACTGCTGAATATGGTGCAAATGGATCACCTGTTGCGTATTACAGTAATGGGCAACTTATTCAGACATTAACAGTTTCTGGTACTGGAACCGGTAAATTAATTCAAACAGGTTACGAGTCAAACATTAACGGCGCAGCATTAAGTATTCAGAAAATCGAGATTCAGGCCAAGAACGGAAAACTTAGCTAGGAACAATCATGTCAAATTATGTTAAAAGCACGAATTTCGCAACAAAAGATTCTCTATCTGCTGGCGATGTTAATAAGATCGTCAAAGGTACTGAGATTGACACAGAATTCAATAATATTGCTACTGCTATTTCTACAAAAGCAGACACGGCGGCCCCTACTTTTACCGGAACGACTACGTTAGCAACGGCTACGATTACCACAGCAAACATCACTACCGCAAACATTACTACATCAAATATTACTGGTGGCTCAATCACTGGTATTACTGATCTTGCTGTGGCAGATGGGGGAACTGGGTCTTCTACAGCATCTGGTGCAAGGTCTAATCTCGGCGCGGCTTCTTCTGGTTCTAATTCAGATATTACATCGCTATCCGGTTTGACTACTCCGCTTTCCGTGGCGCAGGGTGGTACTGGTTCGGCATCTACGACATATTGCAATCTGACAACTAATGTCACTGGAACTTTACCTGTTGCAAACGGCGGAACTGGAGCTGCTTCACTGACCGCCAACAATGTCCTGCTTGGTAACGGCACTTCTGCGGTTCAGGTAGTTGCGCCTGGGGCTAATGGAAATATTCTGACTTCTAACGGCTCGACTTGGACTTCTGCTGCTCCGGCCGCAGGAAGTTATGTTTCTAACGATGTTAGCAACGGGGTGGGTTCTTTTAATGTTGGAACAGATACTGGCAGCACTATTAGTAATCTTGGCACAACCGCATCATTCCGTGGAGCAATATTGAGAGGTGGTTCCGCGTCTTTTTCAAGTGCTTCATTGGCTGGAACTTGGAGAAATGTATCAGGAAATACTATAGATGGCACTAGTTCAGAATTCGGTGTTTTTCAGAGGATTTCATAAATGACTATTACACTAATTTCCGCAGCTAATCCGCGATACTCAAATGCGGAGGGAACGTCAATAATTGTTGACTGCGAATTTTCTCATCTCTCCGGAGAAGTACATCCTTTTTGTGCTATGTCCACTGATACTGAAGCGCATGGTCGAGAAGTTTATGCAAGAGCTGTTGCTGGCGAGTTTGGACAAATCACTCCGTATGTTATGCCGCCACCAGTAATTCCTAAAGTTGTGACTATGCGCCAAGCTAAATTAGCTTTGCTTCAGCAAGGTCTTTTGGATTCTGTCAATGCGGCAATCGAACAGTCTGACGAGGCCGCAAAAATTGAATGGCAATATGCGACAGAGGTTAAGCGTGATAATTCTTTAGTTCAAGCGATTGCTTCACAGCTTAGTCTTACAAAGCAGCAACTTGATGAATTGTTCGTACTAGCAAACTTACTTTAACTAATGAAACAAAAATTGTTAAGAATTTGACTCATATAGCATTAAACAATTAAATTAAGTGAAGATACCTGTAATTAAAACTGATGATTACATTATCTACACAGAAGACGTAAATGGTTTGTTATTTGTTCATATGGATGTATTTAAATGGACAAAAGAGATAAAGAAAGAGTTTGTTAAAGATTGGAATGATTGGGCTGGAAAACAGAAACAAGATATATACGCAATGCCGTTTATAGACGATGAAAAGATGTACAAATGGTCTTTGATTACAGGTTTTGAGGTAGTTGAGAATCACAAATGTTTAGATGGAATAACTAGAAAGCTGTATCTCTGGAGAGAAAATTATGGGTGATATTGTCGGCCCCGTCTTGGGGTTTATGGGAGCAAAAAAGCAAGCTTCTGCGGCTGAATCTGCCGCCAGAACATCTGCTGAAGCTCAAATTGAAGCCGCAAGGATCGCCGCTGAAGAAGCGCGGTTCCGTCCTATTGGGATTACGACTAGGTTCGGTCAATCCCAATTTGCGTACGATCCTACTACTGGGCGAGTATCCTCTGCGGGATATGAAGTCTCTCCTGAGCTTAAAGCCTACCAAGATAGGATTATGGCTCTTGCGGGGCAGGGTCTTGGGTTTGCTGAACAAGCCCCAGGTCTTTACGCCCCGTTACAGACCGCCGCTACTGGCTTATTTGGATTAGGCCAACAGTATCTCGCAGAATCTCCTGAACAAGTAGCCCAACGGTATATTGCACAGCAACAAGAGCTTTTGGCGCCTTCCAGAGAGCGCCAATTTGCTCAACTGCAAAACCGGTTATTCCAGACTGGTCGGGGTGGTTTAGCCGTAGGTGGTACTTCTGCCCGTCCTAGCGGCGCTGCTGGTCTTGGCGCGGCCTCTCCTGAGATGGAAGCCTACTACAACGCATTAGCACAACAAGACGCTCAGTTAGCCGCTCAAGCCATGCAAGCCGGTCAGCAACAGACTGCCTTTGGTGCGGGTCTTTTTGGAACCGGTGCTGGACTGCTTGGTGGTTACGGTCAAGGTCTTACTGGTGCGTATGCTCCGTTTACCACTGGTCTTGGAACTGCTGGCTCTATTGAGCAACTTGGTATGGAACCGCTTACGATTGGT